TTTTTCTATTAAGACTTTGCGATCCCAACCATGTCCGCCTTGCTCAGTCATGGGCCCGGACCAACGTAGCTTCCCAACATTGATTATGTTGTGTAGGATTCTATCGGTGATGATGTCAAGTGGTGGATTCAACTTGGCACGGTATGGTAGATCATATAATTTAGCCCGGCTTTCAACATCGTCAATGGAAGAGTCTAGGTGCATGGCCTGTGACAACATTATTTCGGGTGTGTAAATCATAAAGCCAGCGGGGTGATCGTAATCAGGAAACACCAATTGGCTTATTAGCTGCACCCACCACACATCCATGAACTCTGTTATGGGACGATGGTAATATCTCTGCCCCAGTGTGGGTTCGCCTGTGATTAGGTGTCCTTGTTGTTGCTGTACCCAATTAGTGATCCAAGAAGTAATCACACAACCATTGCTATAAAAGCCCAGAGCATTTATAAGTCGTTCAGCTTCGGGGTACAAACGTCGGTCGTTGAATTCTAGTTCAAATACCTGTGGCTCAATGCCTCGATCTCGACACCACTTTATGGCATAGTGGTGGTCAGCTGAGTGTGGCAAACAAACTATGACTGGAGTAAATTTTATTTTGTTACGCCAAAGAACGTCAGCAACAAACTCACTGTCTAACCCACCACTAAGTGCAAGGTACAGATTGTCGTATTTCTTTGCAATTTGTTGTGCAGTGTAATCGGCAGCATCAGTCCAGCTCATGGGACGAGCTAGACCCGATTCAAATGACATTTCAAAATTACCTGCACTTGCTGATTCATTATCAAAGTGCAAGGTATACCAATTGTCATGGCCGCCCTGCACTGTGATCATCGTGGTGCAAAGTCCTGTTGCAGTTTGATGTTGTCAAAAAACTCTTTCTTCACGCCTGCATCTGTTTTGAAAGCTCCGTGAAGCACAGTGGTCTGAGTGAGACTAGAGTGCGCCATGATGCCGCGATTTTCGCAGCATCCGTGCGTGGCCTGTATATAGACAGCAACGTCAGCACTACCAGTCGCCGATTCAATTTCTCGAGCAATATCCATGCACAACTCTTCTTGCAGTGTGCCGCGACGGGCGCACCATTGTGCAATTCGGCTATACTTAGATAGGCCAATGAGTTTTGGTCCAGCAATGATGCCAATGTATGCCACGCCAGAAACAGGTTGATGGTGATGGCTACACATACTTTTGAGCTCCGAACGAACAACCAACATGCCCTCATACTTGCCTTCCGTGTCGTTGGGGAAGGCTGTAGCTGATGGGCTCTCCTCGTATCTGCCGGCCATGATTTCATACACATACATCTTTGCTAAACGTCGGGCTGTGCCCATGCTATTGGGATCTGTATAGCGGTCAATAATTAGACTGTCAAGAACACCTTCAAATTTTGTTGTTAGCTCATCTACCAACATCTCTTTTTCTTTGTCAGTAATCCACTGGCTGATGTTGTCGCCAGCCCAAAAGCGGCCTCCTTCACTGGTGATGCGTTTACGAATTACTTGTGATAGATTTAAACTGTTGTCTGTCATGCTAGTCCTTGATGGTAATAGTTCTTAAATCTGGATACTGAACAAATTTAGGTTCGGGGCAATACTCTTCGAGTCCAACTAACAATGCTGTTCCTTGAATAGCATCTTCGATACTTGGCTTGTAATGATATCCGACTCTAAATTCCTTTTGTTCCGCCCAGGGCGATATATTTAGATCGCGCCCGTCATATCGCATACGAATTATCGCTTCATATGCTTGTTTGTCATCTAGTAGTATAGCACCACCGTGGCCGATGTGTAAAGGCTTTGTATGCCCAAAACTCAAGCATTGCATTGTGCCTTTGCGGTACATGTTGCGTTCTAATCTACGAGCACTGTCCCAAATGCGTGTACCTTCAAATTTGTATTCACCGACCCATTGTTGCCTATGCGGAAGGCTGTCTGGAAAGTAGTCATATTTGATACCCAACTTGTGCATAGTCATAGGAATACTCAAATACGTAAATGGGGTAAATGAGCACTCCTTAATTTTATCGTACCGCAAGCACATTTCGATCGCATGAGTACAGCAATCAGTCATGATTGCATACGGAGCCCCAGCAAAGGCTGCTAACTTATCTTCAAACTCTTTAATTTTCTCAAACATACCAATTCCACGCATGTTGAATCATGTCATCCAACTCGTAATGTCTCCACGAAACCAGTTTATTAAACTTGTCTGCGCTGGCCACTAGAGAATCTGGATCACCTTCACGACGAGCGCCTTGTGTGACTTTGACTTGGCGTCCGGTTATTCTCTCAGCTGCTGCAATAATCTCTTGATTGCTGGTTCCTGTGTTAGATCCAAGGTTATAGATGCCCGCAGGAATCTCTGGAGACAATGCCAATACATGTGCCCTTGCAATATCATCAACGTGAACATAGTCACGAACGCAAGTCCCATCGCGGGTATCGTAATTGTTACCATTGAGTACGAACTCCTGTCCGTTGGCAATGCTTTCCAATACCCTGGCAATGATATGTGTAGCACCTAGTTCTTGTCCGTGTCGTGCTTCGGGATCGGCTCCGCAGGCATTGAAGTAACGGAACGCAACATAATCAAGACCGTAGGCACGATGATAGGCTGCAAGGATTTGTTCCACCATCATTTTGCTTTCGCCGTAGGGACTGATGGGCTTTAATGCATCAGTTTCTTGACAAGGCAAGCTGGCCGCAGGCGTACCATATGTTGCTGCGCTGGAACTAAAAATGAATCTTGCCTTGGGGATGGCAGACAACACTATGTTCAGCAAGTGCAAAGTCTTGACTACATTGTTGTTGTAGTAATCGCTGGGGTTTTTGATACTTGGCCCCACAAGACTCGTGCCGGCACAGTGAACGATAGCGTCCGGTCTCTCAGCAATGATCTTTACAAACGATTGGTCGCTGTCAAAGTCTGCTTGCACAAACTCCATTAGCCCGCCAAGATGGTGTGGCAGAGGCCTACGGTCAATGCCCACTACCTTATGACCTGCATCAACTAATTGGAGAGCACATTGCCCTCCAATATAGCCAGCAGCACCGGTTACTACAACTGTGCTCATCCTTCGATCTTTACAACTTGATATTTTTCGTGAGCAGCGTGGTCACGATAGCGGTTGCCCGCTCTGTTCCATTGCTCACCGTTACCAGTAATAATATCAACAATGCGATCCACAGTGGCATTGTTCCAGTCGGAAATAAGCCCCATGTTGTGATGAGGTTCGCGGAGAAGGTTCTGCATCTTGTGATAAGCGTCATCTATGCTCCAAGGTACGTAGAGACGGTTTGGATCATTGGCGAAAGTCTCGGGGAAACTGCGATAAGCAGGATATAGTACATTGCAACCAAGAGTGTCAGCCTCTGAAACTGTGTTGCTGACCCAGTCTTGAAGAGCACAATTGAACAGAACACGAGTATCGTTAACAAGAGCATAATACTCATCCTTCTTTAAGTCGTCATAGATTTTGAGCTTGCCTTCTGCCTCCATACGGCGGGCACGTTCAATATATGCAGGGTTATTGGATCTGAGAGGTCCGCCACTGAATATTGCAAACTCACACGGCTCACTGGTAAGTTCACCATACATTTCAATGAGATCCATGAAGAAGCCAGGTTGCTTCTCTTGGTCAAAGCGAGCTGCGAAACCCACCCTCCGGGTACGCGAATCAAACGGTTTGATGTTCTGTTTACCGCCAATGCGCTCAAGAACTTCTTCTTTTCCAAATGCAAGGCCGGAAATGTTGTAGATCGGAGCAGTCCATCCAGCAATCCGCATATGAGCGACCATTTCTTCGTTGGTAGCCAATACTGCACCCCCCGAGAAAGCCACCATTTCATTGACCATTTGCTCATACAAACTCATCCATTTGCTCATACCCCAGACATGCACAAAGTCATCGGGGTCAATAGCCTGTGCTAGGCAGCGAACGTAGATACGTGGGCATTGCTCTCGGGGAATCTGATTCATGATGTAGCCAAGACTTTCAAAGCCCGGTTGGAACATGTCTTCAAAGTAGATCACATCATCGCCAGTGACATCACCTTGTTGCATGAGTCGCACCAAGTTCATCATTTGGCTCATAGCAAAATAACTGCGACCATGTGCATCCAACACCTGTCCTACGCTGATCTTCTTGCTGTTGTCAAGATTAAGACCGGGCACATAGACAACGTCCAGCCCACGGCGTTCGAACACACGGCGATTCCACTCTGTGAGCTGTAGTGTATAGCGGGCTTCGTAACTTTCCAAGCCCATGTAAAATAGTTTTCTCATTTGTCTAAGAGTCCTTTGTTTGGGACGCGACCAAACTTTGCCGCAGCCTGTTGTTTTAGTTGATTCAGCACATCTTGATCAACTTGAGCCGCTAGCTCTGCCGTGGCCTTCATAGTATACTTTTCGTAGGGATAATCATACTTGTAGGCTTCTTTGTATGCGTCTTGTTGGGCTGTTTGTCGCAAGATTTGTCGAGTTTCGTCCTCTAATCGATGTAATCGATTATTTAGATGATTGACGTCATCGTACAATCTTCTCAGCGGGCCTACATTTCGATCGTGCAATCCACTATCTCTGCCTTCGGGACGAGTTAGTACCACCATCATCATGAGACTGCGTAGTGCATTGACCACTCGCGGATCTCGACTGGTTAATGCTTCGTCAAACATCTCGATGAAGCGTTCCAGGTCAAAGTCTGCCTGGTCAGGTTCTCTAGCTGCGCCGCTCATGTCAGTACTTCAGTGCCAGACGACGAGTGTCTTCATCCCACATGTTCTTGGCGTTCTTGCCCTGTGAGAATTTGTTGTATTGTTGCCAAGCATAACTCTTGAAGTTATGCAGGTCTGCTTCGTTGTAACGATACCCAAAGTCCTGACAGAATGTCATAAACTTTTCCAGTTCGTCAAAGATTTCATTGACGCGAGGGTTGGGACGGATAGCAGGTTTTGCCATGATATTTCCTATTAGATATTAATGGATTGAACAGGTCGGTGAGTTTCATATTTGATGAGTGCGCCGTTTTCACCATCTTCGGCAACCTCAATCCAGACCGCACGGTCAGGATACCTTGCAGCAATCTGTAGATACAGATCGTCTGACATCATTTCGCAAGATTTGTAGTCGAGTTGAAGGGTTCCATCTCGATAGAGATTTTCGAGCCATCGTTTGAATTGGATGAATTCAATATCGCGATCGTTGTGTAGAACATCAATCCACACCCGGAAATGGAAGATATGACGATGAGGGACGCCAAGAAAACTAACATCATATTCATCACCTGTCGCCAGCGCAGGATCAGTTGCTGCTGCCGGATAGCGGTGGATACCTTCTTTACGAAACGTAACCCAGATTTTACGCTCTGCTGCGGTTTTGATTCTTTCAACTTGTTCACGTTGTGCTTGATTCATAGTGGGTCATCCTCGTTGTACTGACTCCAGTCAGTGAAAGTTTCTCTTGTCATTAAACTGTGCAGACTATGTGTCCACACGCCAGGGTTGGTTGCGTCAAAATCTTTGTCGTCGATTTTTACCATGGTGTTGTAGTTCCACAGTTTAACGTAAGGAATACTTACACGAATCTGTGGGATGAAGTTGTTGTACTCACACAAACCAGAATCGTTGAACTCTTCGACACACTTGACAGGGATATCAAGACTGCACAGGTATCCTTTGTCAAGGAAGTGTGTAATCATGCTTTCCCAACGCTGCCACTCCAGGTGATCATCTGGATCAGGATGGAAGCTGTGATTGGCACCAAAAAAGATATGCTCACATCCGGGCATATGATTGGCAATATGTTCTGTTGGTTGCACACCAACTACAAACAATGTTTGTTTGCCAAATGCTGGAGTTTTTTCTACTTCTTTGCCGTAGAAAAATTTAGTATTGTCGTGACCTTCACGATTCATTGTGGATATCCTCTTCCATCTTGTCTAATACGTCAGTATTTAGATCATCGGGGTTAGTATCTTCGGGTTCTTCAAATGTAAACAAAGCATTGAATTGAGTGCGAGCATTCATGGTCTTCTTACCTTTGAATCCACGTGTGCCAACAATCTGCATCCAGTAGCTTGAGTATAATTCTATAATATCTTCGGCAGTTTGTCTATCCGGAGCGGCAAAAATAGCTTCCACAATATCTTCGAAATAGGCATAATCGCCACCATCTCGACGCATCATAGCAGGATGCTCACCACGATCAAAACGCTGATTGGCTTCTTGTACCGCAGTTAAGTGCATCCAAACATTGTGGCCCATTAGCAATGCATATGAGAAACTATCCCATGATGTTTTGCCCTCTTTGCCGTTCTTGTTCAAATCACCAGGTTTGTAAATGCAGATGTCTTTCATCTGCAATAAGTTGCTTATAGGACTGTTTTGCCAATTGGGGTAGATCCCGTCAGCAACAACTCCGGTTGACCAAGGTCTTGTGTCTGTGGCATATTTTTTGTCATCGGCTGAAGGAGCCATGCGATACGACCACTTTCCATCTTGTGGGAAGACGTTTTCAAAATAAACTTGCCCGTTGGCTGTTGCGAGGAACGGGGATGCGCAGTCAAAAGAGATGGTAAACGATGGGTTGACATATTTCCTTACGGCTCGTTGAATGACAGTTAAGAGAACTGCCCACTCTAGCTTGCTAGTACCCAAGAAGTGCATCCAATCATGCACACCTTCTTGCAGCAAGTTATCGTAGCGCAATGCCACCAGGCGCTTTAACACCAAGTGTACATCGCACATATTCTGACCTCCCATGGCCCAACCATCAAAGTGACGATCGGGATATTGAGCAGGGTCACAATATTTTTTCATTTCTTGATACCATGTTTCAGCTGACGTGTGATTGTCACCTTGTAACACATTCAAGAACTTTGCTCCGCCGTTGTTTTTGCCTTTGCGGTTAGCCATAAAGTATTCATTGTTGAACTTTGTAGCTTCAAACGCCTCGCTGAGTGTTTTGATACCACAGGCCGCTGACGCTTCCTTGCTGTGAATAACCCAGGTTGGAATATCAAGGATCATGCCATAGTCAGCAACATTGTCTAACCAGTTTAGAATGAGTTCACGCTTCTTCTGAGCCTTGGGACAACCTGAGTTGGCTTTCCAATCACCTTCCCACAAACCCTTGGCAATCTGGAACCCGCCAGAGTCTCCCAGTATAAATGACCCGGCCTCTCTGTTGCGGACCATGTCCTCGCTCCAATCTTGTTTAGCAAGATCCAAGTTGGCATGTCCCCCACTATAAAGGCTCCACTTGTATGGAAACAAGGACTTAGTCGAGTTGAGCCAATTAAGCTGTTCCATGTCAGTAAGGCCCTGTGGAAATCTCGCCGGATCAACGTAAGGTTCATTTCTTTGCCTGCCCACAAATGTAGCATAGAAGCCTGAGATGGCAGGCAAAAACACAGCATAGTCCGATTGCTTTGCTGTGAGATTGTCCTGTGGAAATTTTTCTACTTGGCTCACTTGCTTTGTGCTGGGAGAATGTATTTGTAAACTGCCAGTCCTGAATCAACAGTGATCTGAGCAGCGCCATCGTCGCTGATTTGTACAGTCTTGTCGCCAGTTAGATCCATGATACTGGCAAACTGTTTGGCAGGCCACGACCATGCACGTTTTAAGTTGCCGTTGACTCCGGGATGGAACACAAAGGCACCTGAGTGTGTTGAGTGGTCACCAAAGAAGAACTTGAGATCGCCGTTTTCAGTCTTGGCTTGGAAGTTGGCTTCTTCAACGTTGGCGGCCATTTGCCACTTCAATCGCTGAATAGCAGCATTGGCAGGTTCAAACTCAATGTGCCAGTTTACGCCAGCAAACTTGGGAGTCTTGAGCTTTTCTTTAACAATCTCTTCAGCCATGAAGCGATAGTTGTTTTTAAAGTCGCCAGTTTTGTTTTCAAATGCAATACCATCAGGTTCGCCTGTGGCACGACGAGTAATGGTCAGCTTGGCATCTTCACGATATTCCTGCAAGTTCAGCAGTGTTTTAAGTTTGCTGAGATTGGGCATACCAAATGTGCCAATAAAGTCAGCTACTGGATTGTGCAGTGTGCCAAGAATTACAACGCTTTGGTCTTCAGCCAATCCAACAATTTGTGTTTTGGTATCCTCGCCAACAATTTTAATTAGGTCAATACAGCCAAGATCAAAAGTGTGTTCAACTAAGTCTAGTAGATAATCTCTCATAAGTTCTCCTTGTGTAATAGTATATAGATTTTATTCACTGATTGCAAATATTTTGGCCAATGTTTGTCCGCCGCGCAGGCTTTCAATTTTGCCAGGTTTACGAAACTCCAGCCAGCTTAGGTCACCCAAACCGTCTTGACCATCAACATGTTCTAGTCCAACCTTTTCGGCGTAGTTGATGATCATGTGACGCGGAGTATACATCATCCAATGTCGCTCAGACAATGCAACACCGTGTGCTCGATCACAGTTGTTGTAAGTCATGATAAATGTGCCACCAGGTCTAAGTTTGTTGACAATCTCGGCCAAATAACGATTGATAATTTCAATTGGTCTGTAGTTGAAGTAGTTGTAGGCAAATACAAAACCAAACTGACTGTTGGGCAATTCACCAAGTATGGGATTGATCTGTCGATCAGAAACCACATACGGTCTAAGTCTGCGTTGATACTCTGGTGAGAATTGCAACACAGCAGGTGCCAACAGCTCTTGATGCTGATCCACAAGATACAATGGATCCAAGGGCACCAGTTCTTCAATAAAGCTTTCGCGGCCAGGCCCAATGATCATACCAGGCAAACGCCAGTCAGCGCAAGCCCTTAATTTGCTTCGCAAAATAACATCACTGTCGGGATCGCAAGCCAGCTGACGATTGAGAATATAGTCATTGGTTTCAAATGGCATTTCGTGTTCAAAAACCCTCAAGCTTTCACGCAAGTGTTCAGGGGCCTGTCGCTCGATCTCTTGCTGTAAGTGAAGTCGCAAGCGATCCAGCGTTGAATCAAACTCCTTGATGTTGGCATGGATGTTGTCAAACGATTGTTGCAAATCCTCTCGATACTGATCAAATTGCAATTCGCGATGAACCACTATGTGTAACACAGCTTCGAGATTTCGTATGGACTCGTTGCACTCATATTTTACCGACAATGAGTCCAACAAGTTTAGATATGCAACAATATCACTTAACTTCATTCGAAACTAAACAGTGTTGTAAAAGTGTTATCTGTATTGGTTGCAGACGCAAGGTCCCAGTCCAACACACCCAGCAAGTTGTCAACCTTGCCATCAACCACAGTGGCTTCCATTTCGCCATCATCGAACGGCAATTCCTTGAACCACTGTGGTAGTCGCTGTTCGTCTGTGGGGTAACCGATTGACGTCCATCCCAGGGGATTAGGCTTGAGCTTGCACACAATAGTTTTCATACCGTCTACAATCTGCATTGAATAGTTGTCGCTGTTCATTTTGCGTAGCATATTCCAGTTCAAGGCAGCTCGCACATGTCCCGGCATGTTGGCTTTACCCAACCTAGCTTCCTCAGCAGCATACTTGGTCAAGTTGTTGACACGTTTGGGACTGCCTTTCTCCCAACCCGGACGCTCCTTGAATTCGTATTTGAACTCACGGATACGTTCCACAATCTCGTCCTTGCCAGCACCGGCTAGTAGCTTATTTAGAATTTCCAGCAAAAACTCTTGAATAATCTTTGGCGTATCACTGCGCTTTAAGTCCAAGCCAGTGGCCTTGGTCTTGCCAATCTTGCCTTCTACATCAAGGCGCTTGCCTTCAATGTCAATGGCGTTGACAGCATAACGCTTTTTGGTAATGAACAATCCACGATCTGCTACGGTTTCACGACCGCATTTGATAAGTGCGCCCATATCTCTTGGGCAGTGAAATGCTTGTTCCATGAATGCAGGGAAACTCGCGTTGACTTGGTCAGCAAGACTGTCATACAGTGCAATGCACGTTTCTTTGCTCCATTCCATCCGACCTTGTTCAACTTCGGCTTTAAGCGCAGGCCACGCGGAGAAATAGCACGAATCAGTATCTCCGTAGATGACGCTTTTCCCAACGTGGTCATACTCACCAGTGATGCATTCATTGAGATAAGCATCCATGTGTTTGGCGATACTACGACCAGTAAGAGTGGTCGATTGGCCAATACGCTTGTCAAAGAATCTACAGCCCGGGTTAAGAATAGCTCCGTACAAACTGTTGAGGTTAATCTTTTTAACCAACTGTCGCTTGTCCCAGAATGCAATTTCCTTGGGGTCAGTGGCATCCTTTTTCTTTGCTTGCAACTCTTTACGTTCAGCATACCAACGCTCCAGTAGTCCAGGAATGATACCTTTTGTCTCATAGGTAAGAATAGTACCGTTGGCAGTGAGGATCCAAGGTTGATTTGAGTCAAAGATCATCTGCCAAATTTCTGCACCCGAGTGTACGCTCTCCTCGCCGTTTTCCCAGTCAATGGTAATTTCTGTGCCACGACTTTGTTCCATCACAGCGGTGTATTCCAGTGTAGCAAACAAACCTTCCCATGCAGCCGCAAAGCTCTGTCCTTTGGCTATGCGTTCCTTGATCAGTCTGTCAGTCATGATTGGACGCAGTTGACCTACAATGGTTTCTGGTCCCATGTTGCATGCACGAATTGCACTGGGATACAGTGAGTTGATGTCAACCGAACCGATCCACATGTGTACGCCCTTCTTGGGATAGGCAACATAAGCACCAGCAGCCTGTGTGTCCTCGTCAGTGAGTCTTTGCTTGCGGTTAGGTACAACCATGCCACGTTCGTGTGCTTCGTTGATGATAGCTTGTTCAGTCACTGCCACGGCACCCATGGTGGTTTGTAGCAACACAGTGTTGGCATGTGCCAGTTCGTTGGCTAGATCCAAGAAGCGCAACTTCTTGTCCATTTGTGCAATACCATTGACATCTTGTCGGTTGTACTGAATAAATGTCTTGAAGTTTTGATTGTAAAGCTGATCCAGTGTGCCTTCAAACTTGGTCTTGCCATCAAGTCCTTCGTATTCCAAGATAGCATCCAAACTGTAGCTGTGTCGCTCTTCATATGTGTACTTGCGATACAGTTGCATGTAGTCCATGTGTACACGACCCACAAGATCATAAGTTTGTGCTTCGGCACCATAGCGTTCAAACATACGCTGTTTGGGCAGTTGTCCCCACAAACAAAAACGCCGTGTGTCATCTTTGCTGAGTACACGGGTGCATCGGTTTATGGTATAGGGAATATCGTAACCCTCTGAGTTCCAACCTGTGAGCACATCCGCATCATCAATGAGATCAAGGAAAGTCTTGATCATTTCGCCTTCGTCAGTAAACACAATGGTGTTCTCAAACTCGCCAGCAATTTCTTGAGCAGTTTCCAAGCTCATGTGTGCTGGCGGTACTACCAATGTGATCAACTGGTCAAGCCAATCTAAGTATACCGAAATAGCTGTAATGGGGTTAAATGGATCTTCGACTGGCGAGAATCCACGCTCTTGGTCAAATGCTACTTCGATGTCGAATATTGCTGTGTGGAGTGTGGGTGCATCGAGATTTTTGTAGTTTTCTTCTAAGCAACGGAAGATTGGATTGATGTCGCTTTCGTACAGTTGTTTTCCACTCTGTATGCGAATCTCTTTGCGAAACTCTTTGTTGTTTCTGGTGCTGAAACGAGAAACCGGATTCCCGTAGATGGAGCGAAACTTCCCCCGGGGATCATCATAGTAAAAGATGTAGTTGGCTGGAAACTCTTGATAGTGTCGAACGCCATCCTTGCGCTCAACAACATGAATGCGATCGTGCTCACGATCAAATAGTGCGTCAATATAACTCATTGTTCTCCGTTTGTGGCCGGTAAGCCGTGATTCATGCTCCTTACGGGAGCGACTCGTCTGCTGAACAGATATTTATAGGGTCTTGCCAACAGTCTCAAGAATAGTCTCAAGGGTTTCGTGGTCTTGTTTTTCTTTACCAAATTCGGCCTTGTGTGCCAGTTTGATGGCCTTTTTAAGGATAGCTGGTTTGACTTCAAGTTCTTCTGCCACTGCTTTGATGGTGTCATTGAGGCCACCTTGTAGTGTGTCAATTTCATGCATGACTTGCATGCCTTCGTTGATGATTTGAGTAAGTTTGAGCTTTTGCTCGCCGTTGAATGTTTTTGCTGACATAGAGAATCTCCTAAAGTATCATTGTATACGACACTTTAGGAGATGTCAAATGTTATTTGCTCACTTTCGAGTCCTGGGTAGCGAATCCGGACTCTGAGGCAGCAGCCGCCCACACACCGTAAACGGTAACGGTCCTAAGGTGTGTTCAGCTGCTCTTACGAGCGTGTTCTCTACGTTTGACTGCCACAATACGAGTAACGTCTTCAATCATTTTGTTGCGAACTTCGTAAACGCTTTCAGATACTACACCAAGCTTGGCAAACTCTCGGTCAATGTAATTTTTAATCTTTTTAGCATCATCAAGGCTTGATGCACTTTCAAGCATGGGTTTTACGCTACGGGTAGTCTCTTTAACTGTGGTCAGTAATTGCTGTTGAACTTTGGGCGGTAAGTCTTTCATAGCTATCATTGTTTTACCGCCTAAGGTAGCAGCACCAGTTTTTGGATTGTATTCACCGGTAGTCATTCCATCTGGTGTAACCGCTGGCTTCGCAGACGCCGCTGGTGCCGCTGCCGGCTTTGCTGCTGGTGCCGCTGCTGGAGCCTTAAACGATGTGGTTACGTTACTGTAGCCGCCGGGTCCTGCAAAGCCAGGAGTTTTTGCCGGAGCTGGTTTCTTTGCATATTTTTCCATGCCTGGCAACTTCATTACATTGCTGGCATTGAACCCTGGTGGGCCGCCGGCTGTTGTTGCAGCTGGAGCGGTTGCTGTGGTTGGTGTTGCAGCAGCAGTACTCTGTGCAGGCGCCATGGCGTTTAACTCATCATATGTGTAGCGTTTGCCAGTGGCTGGATTGATCATACTCAATGGTACTTGTTTGTTTGCACCAGATTGTGCGCTTGCAGGTTGTGCAACAGGTTTGGCTGCTCCGCCTACGTAGTTTTTGGCATCTCTGTAACCAGATTTTACAGCACCTGGAATACCAGCAATGCCACCGGCAAGTCCGCCAACAGCACGACTAGCGCCTCGTGCAGCAGAACCAAGGCCTCGACCAATTTGGTCTAGACTTAGTTCGTCAATTTGTTCACCTTCTGCCACGCCTTGCGACAGCTTTTTCTTGATGCCAGCAATTTGTTTAGCAATGGTATTCTGTTGAGACCAGAAAGTATGATCATCGCTGTATTCATAATTGGGATCAAACTGTGCTTGTAATTCTTTAAGCTTGGCCTGTAACTCAGCACGCTCTTCGTCGCTGACAGCAGCAGGCGCAGGTGCCGCTGCGCGATCAGCAGCACGTTGCTTTAACATAGCATCAGTGCGAGCACGTTCTTCATCAGGCGTACCACGCAGACGAGGATTGTAGCCTTTCGCTTGAGCCATCTTCATAAACTCGTCGGCCAAGCTCTCATTTGTTTTATTGTTGTTATTGAATAATTGGTCTACTATCATATCAGCGCTCTTCTATGTAATCTTGGTCTTGCTGTGCAGCTTCTCTACGCTTTTGAAATAATCTCACAGCCATGTCAGCATGATCTAAACGATCAAAACGATGTGGCAAACTGCGGCCGCCACGTCGTATTTCAAAACCTTTTTCATCATCGCCATAGCACTCAAACGCTATGCCATCTTCCATGGCGTATGTTTTTACAGGCTGCTCGGGCACGACAGCAGCAGTGGCTAATTGGTTTTCAACATCATGTGCAACTTCGGTGTCACCCGGGTCACTGGGACCTTCAGCAGCAGCAGGATCACTGGTGGCCATTTCTTCAGCGCCTTCTGTTTCGGGATCATCGTCGATGTTGAGTTCAGCTTTGGCCTTGCGGACCAAATGGCCGTCAAGTTTGTTTTGTTTTTCTAGACGTTCTAGATAATCTGCAAAGCCTTGTTTGACTTTGCTAATCATATCCTCTTCAACTTCTTGCATGGCTTCTTCTAGTGCTGACTTTGTAGGTTCTGCACTTTCGCCACCAACAAGTTTGCCGTCCATGGGATGTTTTTGATAGGGCTTTTTGCTAAGAGTGGGACTGATGTTTTTGGGCTTGAACAGAGCCGGTAATTGGTCAGCTTTTTTCTGTTGTTGATTTAGGCCATGCCCTAAACTAGAAGGTGTGGTTGCACCCTCGTTTAAAGAATCAAATCTTTCAAGGATTCTTGCGATGTCTGAACTCATGCTCTACTGTCTTTCAAAAAACTCTTCAACATCCAACCATGCTTGCCGTGGGCATCAATGCGCTGTGCCAAGAAATCCATGATGCCCTGTTGATTTTCTGATTCAGCATCTTGGAAGCATTGGTTAAGAAGTTCAATCATTTGACCGTTGTTGGCCAGTAATTCTTCAATCATGAGTCGGGCACGTGGAATCTTGGTTTGCCCTTTGATAGCAGACAGTTCTGTGAAACGTTCAAAGCTGCCTGGAGTGTAATCATCTAGTATGCGAATGTATTCAGCAGTTTGATCAATTGAATTGTCGTAGACTTCTTCGTAGATGTCGCCAAAAAACTCATGCAGTTGTGCAAAGTCTGGGCCTTCTACGTTCCAGTGAAACAACTGAGCCTTGATTACAAAGGCGTATTCAGTTGCCAGGAGAGTTTTTAAACTGTCTGCGAGCATTTTTGTTCCTCTTATACTCCCTCGGCGTATTGGGCGTTGGGTCATTAGTATATTTACCACTTAACAAGGAACCACCGTTTCTTGAAACTGTGCCCATGGCCATTGACACTGGTGCTATGCTGCCAGCACTGGTAGTTGCAGTTTCCATGATTTCACGTGCTCTCATTGTGTGGGTCCTGGTGTATATATTTCGATATCGCCTTGCGGTGTTATAACTGCTGGACCATTAAGTATGCGAAGATTGCGCATCTTGATCTTGGCGTTTTCGGGATCGACTAGTTCGTATCGCAAACTGTATTTGCCTGGCAAAGCGTATATTTGAAAACTTTCTTCAAGATACATATCTCGCCATATCCAAGTACGTTCAGTGAAAAGCTCGTCTTCGACATAGGCTCTGTACCGTGGATGTTCTCCAGTCCACTTACAGTAAACATCGCATACAGCAGTGACAAATTGTTTTTGCATAAAGTATATTTATCAAAAACCACGCCTATAAATATTCCCATGCTAAAGTTACCTGACATACGCAGGATCCATGTAGAATTAACTACTCGTTGCAATGCTCGCTGCCCTATGTGCCCTAGAAACTATCGTGGTAGTGACTACAATTCTGGGTACCCACTGTGCGAACTTACACTGGAACAGTTTCGGCACATAGTCACGCCCGAACTGTGTCAACAACTCAAACAAAACACAGCATACGGGGCAAACTTCAACGGCAATCTTGGAGACTTTGCACTAGCCCGTGATGGTGCAGAAATTGTAAAGTATCTAGTCGATCAAGGTGTGCGGATCAATATCAACACCAACGGTGGTGCTCGCAACCCTGACTGGTGGGCCAGCATGGCTTTGCCTGGAGTTCAAATTGGCTTTGCTCTAGACGGCCTTGCCGACACACACAGTTTGTATCGACAAGACACTGACTGGAACCGTGTGATAGAAAATGCCCGTGCATTTATTGCTGCTGGTGGACATGCTATATGGAGGTTTGTGCCATTTGATCACAACCAACATCAAGAAGCAGAATGCCAGCGTCTTGCCAAAGAATATGGATTTGCTAGATTCGAAAACATCTGGGATGGACGAGATCGTGGTCCTGTGTACACACGCCGTGGGGAATTTAGTCACTGGTTAGGCAAGCCCGATGATCATGCCCCTAAGATTGATGATTTGTTAGAAAGCCATCGCACATGGTTCAACGCCAAAACTATACGCATTGAAAAAGACACCAGCACTTTAAATTTACGATGCCAACACAAGATACATCGTGAAATCTATCTTGCTGCTGATGGATCAGTGTATCCTTGTTGCTATCTTGGATTTTATCCCAACTCTATGCATCATCCTGGTAATGAACAGTTAACAGACATTGTTAAAGAAAACAATGCCTTGCACTATCCCTTGGAACATTGTTTGTCTTGGTTTGATGCAGTAGAACAATCCTGGCAACAAGACAGCATTGCCAACGGCAGACTCTATGCTTGTGTAAACAGTTGTAACATTGTATGACAATATCCCGCATTGTTTTTCTAGCACGATATCGTGTGCCCCATGCTTGTTTTGCATTGCAGTTTGATCACTATTTGCAAAATATCGATCGCACTGTGATTGCTAGTCCTGTGCCACAGGCAGAGCTTTGGCCAGTGTTTGAACGTTATGGTATTGACACCAGTAGGTTTGACTACGTTAACGATGAAGTAATATATCAACACTATCCCGAGGTCAATAACTGGGTTTTTGAAGGCGACTATCGCGGTTGGTGGCTGCGTCAGCAGGCTATAAAATTGGCTTACTTAGATTACATCAACCATGACGTTATGCTGATGCATGATGTAGACACTTTCATGATACAACCATACCAGTGTTACCGAGACAACCGGCTCAACCTAATGGCTTTGGAAAACACAGTGCAGGGTAGTTACAATGGTGTGTTTGAAGCAATTACTGGCATCCCACATCCCAGTCCACATTGTTTTGTAACTGAACTGTGTGCTGTTCGTGGACAGGATATGCAAAGTCTCAAAAAACACATACAGAGCCGTTGGCCCAACAAAAAATGGTTGGATGCCATCATTGAAGCTGTTCCCGGTATGCCCACAGTGCCTCCTTGGGGCAATGGCAATATCATCAAGTGGTTCAGCGAATACGAACTCTTGGGTAATTGGGCAGTGCTACAAGGCAATGTTGACTATCAATGGCAGCGTAGATATGAATACAGTAGCTTGGATCAACTCACAGGTTGGGGCAATGAGCACAATGCTGTTTGCGATGCAATACCTGACCTAAGTCTCAGCATGCAGTATGACTGGGATCAGCATGTCATTCCCAACTATGATGCAATGTTGGCTGCGGTAAAATCTAAACTATGAAATTTTTATATCCGGTCTATAATCCATGCTGGCAAACCATTGATGTAGCCAAGGATTGGGGTCTTGATGGAACCACCGACCTAGCATTGGTTCTGCAACAACCATTTAAGATTGCTTGTGTGCGAGCACTGTTTAACCAACCGCATGTATTCAGCTATGATCCCAACATTGAGGTAGACTTTGATCAATTTGATTTGGTAGTCATCAGTGATGTTGAGTATTCTAGAGTCACCGAAATCAAACAGTGGATTGCCAACAACAACATCAAACGCTCGGTGCTGGCCCTAGGCGGGCAGCACGAAAACGATGACTTTGACGGTGATCACATGCTGCTGAGACATTACTGGATACAACACTATCTCAAACAAAATCAGTTTGTGGATACCAGTGGTGACGATAAACCTTTTTGGTTTGATGCATTGCTGGGTGCTCGGCGCCCACACAGAGATTATGTAATGTTGGCCATGACACAATCGGGTCTGTTGCAGCAAAGCATTGTGACTTATCGTAGTGGATTCCCGGGTGCAATAATAGATCACCAAAGTCAAGAGTTTGCTGAATTGTTTCCTGGCACAGAACTACAGTGGCCTTATGTCAGTGCCAATCTCAATGCTGATTGGGAAGTCAGCAACAATGTAAACAATCAAGTCAGTTTCATCAGCCCTGAACAAATATATCGCCGAACTTACTACAGCATTGTTGCTGAAACCTTGGGTACCGGCGGCGCATTTTTCTTCAGTGAGAAAACCATCAAGGCCTTTGCATCAGGAAGAATATTTGTGTTGTTTGGTAATGCCAACTATCTACAGAGATTACGTGCCTTGGGATTCCAAACGTTTGATTCAGTGTTAGACGAAAGCTACGATCAGTGTCGACTTGACTTTGAACGCTTTTCTCGGGCTTGGCAACAAGTGGAATGGCTTGCTACTCAAAACCCTGCTAGAATACAACGATTGCTGGCACCAGTGTTGGAGCACAATCGATTGAGATTGCAACAACTAGTCAATGAACAACGGCAGTCCATGTCTGAGTTGTTGCAACGCTATACATCACTTCAACACTGGGGTTGAAATCCCAAAACTTTCAGTTATTATCTTGTAAAAGTTTTCAGCAATTACTCGCTGACCCTCGGGGCTGGAGTGATAGCCTGGATCGTCATTTTCAGTACCAGCAAAAGGATAGTTACCACACACTGCCTGTGGTGTCTTGTTGGGATCTAATTGTATGTACTTGTCGGGGATGATAGACGGAAATGCATCTCTCCACAATGTGGGATTGTTAATATCATGCGGCCACAGCAGATTAGGCAGTACTAAAAACGGAATACCTTCCAAGAACAAACTTAGAATGCCTTCACGCATGATCCACTCGTCTTGTTGCTTTTTCCACTCAGGGTCGTAGATGCCGTCAATCCAAGCTCTCACCGCAGTCTGTGTCACACGATCAATTTTTACCGGACGGTATATGGGATGTGAATAGTTTTCAGCTAATGTAAAGATAGTTTCACAAATCATGTTGTGATTGTTGTTGCCATAGTTGACATTGTCGATGCCGTCTTCTCTACGATATCCGTTTTTGCGTGTGCGATCCTGCAGGTGCCGCTCCAAGGGAGGATTCCAGCCGCCTGACTTTTGGCTCCAGTCATAAGGTGCTGCTCGTGCAGGTACTTCCATTCTGTCCCAAAACGTTGGACTGACAATGGCAAAGTCTGGACGTTGGCGACGTATCTCATCAATTTGAATACGTATGCCGCCGTTGCTGCAACCTTGTCGTGCTAGATTAACTAGATCCCAGTCTAGTTTCTTTGCCAACACTTCACTCCAGCTTGTGCCTGGCAAGTATTGGCTCTTGGCCGAAAAGCTGCAACCAGCAACCATGAGTTTGTAACGGCGCCCTTGCGCAGTGCCACCAACTTGAATTGTCATACTTTTTCCTTGTAACTGTTTTTATGTTCTTGACTGTGAAAGCTCGACACAATAGATCCGTGCATAGGCAATTCATCGATACTGTAAGCCTGCTGTGGAACTGTGTAAGTCACCCCTTGACCAGGCTTGGCAAACGTAACTAGATTGTGATGCTGTTTTACTGCATTGTGTACCACCACGTGGTGTATGTGCCCATAGTCGCCATGCTCGTCGTGTGTCAACACAAGATCGTATTGCTGTGCTAGTTTCCAGCAAGCAGATTCAGCATCAACTTCATGCCAACGTGTGAGTTGCTGTTGTTCGTTATCGTGCCAGTCATCTACAAAGCCCAAGAATACACAGTCAATGCCACGGCGCTGCCAAAACGCAGAGAGTTCAGCACCACGTGGATCTTGTGCTGTATAAGTCAAGTAACCCACAGTCCACTCATGTTCGGGATGATTGTACATGTAACTGTAGGCAAATATCACACAGTCATCGGGATGCGCAACTAGGCACAATGCCTTCATATTTTAAACGCCCCAACAACACCTCGGTCAATTAACAAAAATTGAAATTGTTGCCGTTGATCTTCTGTCAAGGCCTTCCAAGCATCGCGATGAATACTCACAGTCAATGTATCAGGTTCCTGCATGGACTTTAGCTTGTCATCGAAACGCTCAACTTCGTTATGCGCAATGTTTACAGGTTTCCATTTGCCTGCAGCAGTGTAAAATGTTTCTGGTCCGCCAAAACGATATTGCAAGTATCCCGAGTACAGCAAAAATTCAGTGAGCTTGCCTTGTATTTGAAACCAACGTGGAAAACTCTTGCCCACTCTAAACGTAGTGTCTGCAATCATCAATCGCGCTACATCGTTTTGAAAAAAGAAGGGCACGCCACCGGGGCCCAGTTGCCATGTGAGATTGATATCGTAGGTTTGATTGATTATCAATCTGCTGGGCTCAAACACTGGATACACTGGCATGGTACCAGTGCGGGCACGACCAGTTTCGTCAATGACATCGGCCAAGTTGAGTTCACGTACAAACACCGTTTTAGCATCCAATACCATGCTCCAGGTATTGTAGCTCATGCCAGCAGTGAGTATCTTCAATGCTTGTTGGCTGACCCACCCATGTTCAACAAACTCTGTACCAAACGCTGATCTTGGTATTACCAAAACATGATTGGCCAACTCTCCCCACCAACCAGCATCAATTTCGTGAATGGTTTCTTCGTCGTCGTTGACAACAACGTAGATATTACGAATGCCAATGTTGCGACAATACTTTGCCACACTTTCGGCCTGAACTTTTAAAATTGGGATTTCTTCTCGAAATACAACTGTGATGATATCGATCATGCACTTATGTATCAGCTGACTTTAACGTTGAGTTAATTTTGCGATAGATTGCTTGAGATCAGCAAGTTCTTGCTCAATTTGATCTAAACGAGCTTGCTGTTGTTGATCGTTTTCTTCGCTGTGTGCTAGACCACGTACTGCGGCTTTGAGCAAAGCACCTTGGCGACTGTAGTAAGGATAATGAGCATAGGCCTTGTCGGCCTTGCGTTTTACTTCTGGGTCCCAGTAGTCTTCTTCAGACTTTTTCTTAGACCCATCAAATAGCTCATTCAATATCATAATAGTACTTATGCAATTTGTGTGACGTTAGTGACCACAGAGTCTTTACCAAATTGCCCTTGTAGTAGTGCTCGAGCCATGGCTGGGCTTTTTGCAAATATAGCTACATCTATACTGCTGGTGTAAAGTGGATTGTTGACTTTGACTCGTGCTTGATACACATGAAATCCAGGTGCAACACTTTCACTAATAAACTCTCGAGCTCTCATAGTTTTATTTATACAGGGATCGCTACAGCGATCCAAAGCTCGTTTTCAACTCGCTTTGTTTTTATTAACATAAACTGAGATATTTCGCTAGATTGTGATGCCATACGACACCCAGAATCTGGGCGCCAAGACATTCGCTGAGTTGCTCAGCCACACTTGTGACAGCAGGTATTTGTGTTGTCTACTGCTCTGGGCTCTGTACCTTACCCCACCTGCTACGATTTTTAAAGGTCCTTCGGTGTCAATTGGACCTATGGCAGTATTAGACAATAAGCTAGCTCGCGCTACGCTCAACCCGTACGACTGTTCTAACGCTACTGCCAAAGGGCAGACGTTTTCTCTGGGCATCCCTGCGGCACAGGGGTAGAGAACAGAAGCCTCTTGTACAATGAAGAGGATAGCTACCGTGAGACATCACCACGGATTCACTAGCGGAATAGTAACCGGCCCGCCAACCTTGTGTTGTACTGAATTAAATTGAGATGAGTTTAAGTTACAGGACCGCCTTCGACCCATGCATCACAGGTTCGTTTGGCAGCACATTTGAATTTTAAAAATTTACAATATCCGAGATGACCAGCGTCTACAGTATCGTGTGGATCTGATCCGGGCTCGGCCCCGATTCCTTTGGCAATACAATCTAGCATTTTTTCTGATATATCAAAAGCAGCACAGTTGCCGCAGCGATTTTGTTTTACAGATTCAATGTCATCTGTGTTCCACTTGTCTGCTAACTCTGCCCAGTATTCTTCATTGGGTTCGTTGGGATTCAGTGGACCGTAGTGATATTCTTCTATGGCTTTTTGTCGATTCTTAAGATTAAGATCAATGCTTTGTGTAGCAGGAGGACAACCTTTTTCTACAGCTTCGATTAAGTTGATAAAGTTTCTCATTTGTTTCTTCCTGCTTTCATGTTGGCGCACCAGTGGTACATCTTACCACGTTCACCGCCGTATTTCTTTGCTCTAGCACGTAGGTCTGTTACTGATCCTGAGCAACTAGCACCTGCACGTTTAACACGCCCAGGCCTACTCTTTCCCTTTACCTTGCCGTCGGCAAAGTTTTCATTTAACGCTTCTACTAGACCGGGGTGCAGTGGTTCGGGCAGTTGATCTGATTCGCACCAGCACCAGTCTTTGCTTTCGCGATTGATTCGGGGTTCAAATTCGTGTGGCACACAGCCTATAAATGTGGCATACTGACTGTTGCTGGATAGCGGTTCTAACTTTAGCGGGCCAACATAACCACCTTCTTCAGCAAGTTCTCTACGTACAGCCTCTTCTAATGTTTCGCCAGGTTCTACACCACCGCCCCATGTTGACCACACACCGGGATCACTCACTGTGTCACTACGCTGTTGCAAACACCAACGTCCTGTGTCCTCGGCTACAATGATACAGCCAGCAGCACCGGGCTGAATGAACTCACGAGCTCTCATGCCACGACCTTTCTTAATCGCTGCCATATAGTAGGCTTAGGTTGTGGTTCAGGCTCAGGTAGTTTTGGTAATTGTCTCACAGACTTATCAAGTCCTTTCCACATTCCTTTACCTAAGTCAGTTTGTAGTTGACTGGGTTGAATGTCGTTGCCCAAGCTGTTGGCATATTGATACATAGCCTTGGCCAATCCACGACCTCTCTGGCTTGGCTTTACATGGGTGTAAACAGACTCTAGGTATTGTTCACCATCTTCCCTACGAGTTTTTACAAGAAAGTCTACCCAAGCTAATTCTTCTTTGGTCTTGGCGTCAAGTATTTGAATGTGTAGTACGTTGGCTGCTTGTCCACTGTAATCTCTAGTATCACCTCGAGCCTTGGCCAGCCATTCACCGTTGTTGAGCAACTGCTGGTGTTCGAAACCAGTTTGTGCTGTTTCGGGCTTTACTCGCTCTTTGACAAACTCTTGAGCTCGCATTATGCGTACCTCGGAACTACAGACATTTCTTGGCCCTGATGGTCTTGTCTAAATTCTGGACTGGTTCTTGAGACCCACTCACGTGCCTTGTTGTTGGCTTCGCCTTGTGTTTCTGCTTGAACTCTAAACACAACCTGATCGCCCATCATAACATCCCAATAGCCTGTGAATGTTTGTTGCTGAGGTTGTTGTGCAGGTACTTCGCCCAATCCCGGAGCAACAATATCTCCTGGCTGCATCTGTTGTTGGCGAGTACGCACACCATATAGTTCAGGAGCTTCGCCACGAAGTCCCAATGCTCGTCTAGCTTCTTCGCCGGCTGCTGTGCGATCAGTATTGCTGAGTTCACGAACGCTGGAGTTGTCGCTGAGTCTGTAGATTTCCCAAGGCCCCGGACCACGTGGTGTCAAGTTGCTCTGAGTGTTGCTGGGTTCTTGGGATTGTTGAGCTGGTTGTAGCATTGAGCGAACATCATAATCGGCGGCTGTACCTGGTAAGTTAAAGTCCGCTACGTATCTAGGAATCTTGCTCTCAGCGTCTTGTGGGGTAGTTGCACGGAATACAATAGGATTACCTGCTGGTGCAGTTACAGCACGACCGTCGGCTCGTCGATACAATTCGTACTCTGTTTGTTGTGCTTGACCTTGTGGCGTTGGTCTCTGATAATCTGCAGGGATTTCTGCAACATCAAATCTTTCTTGATTCAAGCTAGTAGAATCTAACCATGCTTGTGCAGCAGCCTGAGTTTCAAATCTACGCAACGGTGCGCCAGGTGAGGTACTCAATGCAGCAAACCTTTGTGGCACATGTGCCCAGATACCCCAGTTTCCTGTTTGTTCAGGATAGGTAGGTTCGATTTCGCGAATTTCAATATCGTTGCGAACACCTATGTTTTGTGCGCGATGATTTGCTAGCCAGGATTCTGCTGCCTCTCGACTTGGGAATCTACGCAACGGTGCTTCTTGACCTGCTGGATATGTTCCAGGAATTCGAGAAAAACGTTGGTTAGAGCCTAGCCAAATGCCCCAGTTACCTGTGTTTGGTTGCGCTGCTGGTTCTTCATATGGGCGTAGCACAGTTGCCTTGAAGCTGAGTGCAGCTTCGCTGTCAGGGTGAACTCCCCATTCTTCGGCAGCAACTTCTTTGGCTGCTCGCTCACTGCCGGCAACAACTTCCATACGGCGGCCGTTGTTCCATTCCACATTCCACCAATACTTCTTGCCTGGCTCAATGCCTTTTGCAACCTTGCGGCCCAGCTGACTTTGACGCACTTGACGAATTAGTGCGGCCTTGTCTAGTTCACCAGCTGAGTAGTTAGCAAACAGTTGAACAATGTCAACACCGCCTTTGTCTTGCACACCTTCTAACAGTTTGTAAAGTTTCTTCAAGTATTCTTTGCGATATGCTTGGGGGTCAATGGCAGCACTCAGGGCCACAGTGAAACGCAACAGTGTGTTTTCAATCTTGTCAAAGTTAGCATCTAACCAATCGCCCCCAGGGCTACGGAACTCAATATAACCAGTTTTGGTATTGATACTTGTGTATTTGTCTGTCTGTCCTGAGTGAATGGCCTTGGTAGCAAGGTCTTCCATGTGCCCACGCATCTTGTCTAACAATGCAGGCGCTAACTCAGGCTTTTGCTTTAATGCTGTCTTGATCTTACCTGTGGCAGCTTTGGCATAGTGATTGCCTGATCTACCAAATAAATCTAATACGTATTCGTCGCCCATTAACAAGGCTAGTTTAACATAGTCTAGCTTTTCTAGCGAATAGTTTGGCACAGAAATGTTGATGTGCAAGCCTGTAGAGTCGTTGGTATAGCACCCATATTTGCCGGCCCACTCCTTGACTTTGTTGAGGTCGCTGAGCATTTCGTCAATAGGCAAGGGCGGTGACACAAACTCCAGTCCACCGTCGCCGGGGTTGTCACCTTCTAAGCTGCCATCGGGTTCTACAACATAGGTACCTGCTTCACGACGCCCACCGTGGTAGCTACGACTAGCATTGACGGGCCGCCCTATGGCTTCTGAAAAGTCATCGGCTACTTCGTCTACACTTATCTCGCCACCCTGGCCATCGTTGATATCATAGAAATAAGGCCAACTAACATCATAGCTGCTTTCCACGTCTGACATGTAAGGAGTGTTTTCTTGTAGGAAGTCGCTTTCCTCCATGTCAGCGCCTTTTTCTTGAACAAACTCTTCGAAAGCGTTGTCGTAGATGCGGCTGTTGCCCTGGATACCGTCTTCCCAGACTTCCATTACGTATGCTTCTTCCATCTCGTTGATTCTGGCACTGACCAGTTGTTGGAAGTCTTCTGACTCTGGTGGTAGATCGGGGTTGGCGTCGATAATTTCGTCTCTGGCAGTATCCAATGCGTCTTCGCGATCAAACAAGTCGTTGTTGGCAATGTAATCACGCAGGAAATCGACGCCTTCATCTGACCAGTCATCGCCTAGTCGCTCCATCTTCCAGTTTTCAAAGTCCTCACGCAAGGAGTCCATGAGCCTACGAATGTCACCACGGCCATTGTAGTCACCGTCGTAGAAGAATTCTTCAATGTCGTCAAAGCTGCGAGCTCTGCGATCATAACTTTCGTCGCGCTCGTACTCGGGATCCATTTCTTGACCCTCTACGTCGGGCACGATCATTTCAAATTCCATGCCGGCCATGGCACCTGTTTGTGCTGCCAGTTGACGTAGATTGCTTGTGCTCATACGCACTTCGCTGATGTACTCATCTTCCAGCAGTGCAAACTCACGACGCAGACTTTCTAAAATATCTTCTTCGTCTACATTGTAAGTAGGATCTGTTTTTTGTCCTGGTAGTTTTTCGTGACTGGCAGGATCTATATCAGTGGTTGTTAGGCCAGTTTTTTCCAAGTCTTTGATATATTGGTGCTCAGTGTCTTCATCGCCAAAGCTGATGATGGTGCTTGGCGGCCCGGCACCAAAGTCGTGCTTGCCCAAACCTTTGAGATTGCTGATATGACTGCCTAACTTATACCAGTCATACACATCAGATACATCTACTTTGACGGTGCCCTTGGGCATGGTAGGCGGAGTTTCTGGGCCCAAGGGTTGATTCAAATCACGATACTTGCCTGGACCTTGACTGGGCTGCGGCATCTTGCTTTCGCGCAAGTTTGCTGTTTTCATCAACAACGCAGGCTTGCCTTGTGCGTCAGTTTTCAACGCCATCTTGTTGGCTTCTCGGCCAGTCTGGCCAGGCTTGATGTCTACTGTCAATGCCATCTTGAAACGTGGATCATTCTTTTCACGTTCTGTGGGAATGTAACCAGAACTCTCCAACACAGGTTGATCAGTGAACCAATCGGGGTGTGAATCAGCAAAGTCTCGCATGATGATGCCGGCCACAGCATGCGCTTCGTTTTCAATGTCGCTGCCGGTTTCGCCTGCATCGGGACCTGGATCACCGAGTTCGTGCTGACGGCAGTGTGCTAATTCATGTGCAGTGGTACGTAGAATATCAAACAAGTGGCGATTGGCGGTGTTAACATGCAATTCCCAAGTGTTGGGAATAAACATACCAAAACTCTTTTCACGCTCGCTCCATTCAGCATCATTGTGCAAATGAACCCGGGGCATGCGGCGAATGCCTAGACGTTTGGCTGTGTCGCGAATAAAATCCATGACCACATCATCAGTTTTACCTTCTAAGAATTGTTTGGTACTGGCTGCAACACCATCGCTGGTGCTGTAGGGTTGACTTTGCATGCCTTCACCAAAGCCATAACGAATACGTTGGCGTGGACGATCTTGTTCAGCCAAACTGAGTTCACGATCTTTGACTGCTTGTTGTGCTTGTTTGAACTTTTCTATAGTGCCGTTGTTGCGCAACATCTTGAACGCAAGATTCTCGGGTGAGAACTCGCCTTCGCGTTCCAGGCCCTGTTTGCGCATGGTCTTGAGCTTGTTCCAAACATCGCTCATGAGTTCACGGTCACCACTGTCAATGGCAGCTTCGATTCTGTGACCAATGTCTTCGTACTTGCTTTTTACGCTGATGTCATCAACTTCGGGGCGTCGACGTTTGGGCACACTGAGCCACTTGTTTTGCATCAAACTGTAGATGCCTTGACTGTGGTGTTCTTGATTGGGGTTTTGTACATACAACTCAACGTCATAGCCGCCAATTCTAATGTCGTGCTGTGAGTTGTACTGAAATTTCTTTGCGTCAAACAGTTCGCGATATACTTCATTGTTGTCTGCATCGGGCAAATCGGCCACTAGGTGCAGGTCAATGTCGCTGTGTGGGGTATAAGTGTAAGCAGCATTGCTGCCACTGATGGTGATGTCTTTTACTTGTAGATCTTCAACACCTAAAAATTCTTGGAAATCTCGTGCAATTTGCATTAACTTGTCATGTACATCCTGGCGTAGATGTTCACGCTCATCCCACAACCGGGGATTAAGCCGGTCATGGAATTTAATTGCATCGTTTAGGTTGTATTTGTCTAACTCGGTGATATTCATAACCGAGTATTTACCGCGTTAAGCTGAAGCAGTGGCAGTAGTTTCACTGCTGGCCATGACCTCGGGCTCAGGAGCCGGGGCAAGGATATCAGCAGCGACTTCGTGACCGCCTTGTGGGGTCATTGTCACAGTGGGCTTGATAACTGCTGCAAGATCTTGATACAACTTCTCTTGTGCTGCACCGTCAAATACATAGGTGCCAACGTGACGTAGTAGAACACGCTTGTCAACCCAGACTTGTCCACCAAGATCACGCCAGTTTTCACAGAATGTCCAGTCTTCTGAATAGTAACGACCTTCGCGAACTGCGGTGTCAAAGTAGGTTTTCATGTACTTGTTGAGTGCAGGGTCCAGGCCAATGTCATTGGCAAAGGGTCGCACAGCAGGGTGAGCATCCATCTTTTCAAACACATCACGTTTGATCAGCAAGAAGCCTGTGCCAGTTTTGCTGACTTCCACAAGATTGCCCTCACCGTCTTCTTGTCCCGGGATGCCATTAACACACCACTTAACGGGCAAGCTCTTCATGGGGTACAAACCACCAATGACGTCTTTTTGTGCGTCCAGCATGACCAACAAATGCCAAGGTTCCCAGCCAATGTCAGCGTCAATAAACATCAGGTGTGTAGAACCTTCTGTGGCCAAGAACTTGGCTGTAAGGGTGTTTCTAGCACGACTGATCAAGCTCTCGTTGGTCATGGTTTCCACAGTCCAGTCAAGGCCTAATTGACGAGCCATGTTGGCCCACTTGATGTAACTCATGAATGTTTGTTCAGTGAGTTGCCCACCATAACAAGGCATGCACATGTGTACACGAGTGGTTCGTAGATAATCCAAATTGACTTGGATATTCATTTGTCCCTGTTGTGCAGGATCTGTTGGGGGTGTAGTTGTAGGTTGGGCGTCAGCCATGTTATCTCCGTAAAAATAAGTGCAGTATTTACGGATTATAAACGACTGTGTTATTTTTTACGACCAGCGCAGTGTGCCCGTTGGCTAAAGCCCTTTGGATTGCTGCAATTGATACTGCGCTTGTAACGCTCGCTCCACTTTTCTTCAACGTAATCTTCGTCAATGGGTTGGTTTTCACGCTTTTGATAGGTGGCAACCATACCTGTTGTGGCTGGAGTACCGGCCATTTGGCCCATTTCTTCGTTGGTAAATGTTGCGGCCCAGCCTTGATTTTCTTCTACGCCTTCTCGTTTAGTAGCGCTTTTGATCAGTGCTTCCAGGATAAACATGAAGAAACGACCAATGTTCGTCACAAGATTTTTCAGTGCATTGTCACGGTCACGCTGCGGAATCTGTTTCCAACGATCCACAAACATGCGACCAAAATATGTTAGATACGGAACAATCTTTTCTACTGTTGTTTTCTTTGCGTCTGCTGCTTGTTGTGCTAGATGTTTAGCACGTTCGGTTTCCATGAACTTGGCAACCAACTTCTCAGCAACATCATCGGGTAAGTTAGCAGGAGCAGACTTCATCATCTTGCTGACTTGCTGTGGCGGAATGTTAGGAACACCTACAAAGTCATCGATCTTTTTAGTGATCCAATCTCCAAGACCTTCGTCTAATTGATAGCCTTCTGCAATACCTTGCAATTCTTTAGCAGGCCAACCCATATAAGTGTCGCCATCTTCGTCGCCCGATTGCACAATGAACGCACCACCTTCTTCAGATTCTAGCTCGCCAATTTCCCAACCAGCTTCGGCTAGGGCTTGTTCAATACGTTGTTGAATTGCTAAATTACCATTGTACCATAGCTTGGCATACTTGAAGAACATGTCTTCTTGACCGCTGTCGCCTGAGTCGTTGGGTGCAAACTCGTTTAACTCTTTGCCCACAATAGCAGTGTCCAGCATCTTTCTAACAGTCGCAGCCAACTTGGGATTACTTTGTGTGCGGGGATACAAACTCATTACCAGAGCAGTCTTTTGACGCTCGTCTAGGTTGGGCCAACTATTACGGATTTCGGTAGCACTTTTGAAGCCAGGACCAAACTCCACAGTAGGCAAGTATGCCATGTAAGCATGGCGAGCAAATGGCTCTAGACGCTTGGCACCCAACAATGGTTGCAAGTATGCTGGACTACCGTCTTTTTTAACACCACCAGCTTGTGGTGGTTTTGTTGAATCTTTTTCGCTGCGAACAAAGATCAGTACATCTTGTTCGGGATTGAATCCAGCAGTGATTTCTTCTGCACGGAAAGGTGACTTGACTTGTACAAAATGCCCTGGCTCTACACCTGCTAGCTTGGCTAGTTTTTCTTTGATTGCAAAAGGAAATGGGCGAGTGCTGGTATCGTTTGTTGCAGCAACAAACACTTCAGCGTCAGGAAACGCTCTACGTGCAGAATTGTAGAGAGCAGCGTGACCTGCATGAAAAGGGTGGAACCCACCGGGCATGATAACAATAGTAGCCATACCCAGTATTTAGTTTAGAGATTTTCTAACAGCCAGAGATAAACCGGGGATTCAAACTGCAAAGTAACACGACCACAACAGCCCATGGCACCGTAAAATTTCTCTTGAACTTGCGGGCCGTTGCCATTGAAATCATGCTGATAAACTGCTTGTTCGCTCAACAGTTGATCAATTTCAATGTCATCAAATTTGACACCGTCGATTTTGAGCACAGCGTCTTGAACAATGTTGCCCTGTTCGTCAACTTTGGTATGCTCGGGCAGTTTGCCAAACATTTCAAATACAAAGGTGTGCGGACCTTCAATGTCAGGCACTAAAGAAGTCACGTCTTGTCCGTCAACAACATGCAGATTTTCGTAGATGATGTTGTCATCAATCCACACACGTATGCCCAGGGGCACAGTGGGGTCTGTGTTTTCAACGCCAAAACAAATTGGCAAGGGTTGATCCATGATCAGTAGGTAATAGTTACAGAGTTAATGACACCGCCTGAGAATCCTTCGACTCTCACACGCATCCAAGTAAAGTTGCCCAGCACAGTTTGGGGCAGATATGTAGTCAGTGGGGTGGTGCTGCCATCACCTACTTCAAAGGTGTTAAACCAAGCAGCTGATTCAGCATCAGTATCTAAAGTGGCTTCGAGAATCATACGACCTTCAAAGTCAGTTAAGTCAAAAGTCACTGTCTGCACACCGCCACGACCGTGATAGTAATCAGCAGCCTGTTGAGCATTGCTCCACCAGTCTTGACTGCTGCCATCATAATTGCCTGCGGCATTGCCGTAAACAGTTTCGCCAAGTATGCTTCTTGTGACGACCATTATGCTTTTTCAACTTCCACAATAACTGAGTCGCCCAGCAATTCTTGTGCTACTTGCTCAAGTGCTTGCAGGGTTTCTTCGGGCACAAGTGTTTCACCTGCGCCTGTCTTGACCAGCTTGCTGACTTTGATTACAATGTTTTCTTCGATTATTTGTGCCATAGTGCATTATTTAGCCTGCACAGTCAAGGTTTTTCTAATTATACCGGGCATGACCAAGCTCAACATTGTGATATCCTTGGGATCATTGTGTTCTACATACAAATGCCTGGGGATATAAGGTGCCCGCATGTAGCGAGTGAGACTGTACCTAAAAGCCCGGGTTACATTGAATGTGTCTTTGCGCTGATCAAAAAACTTCATGATCATTTCGGCTTGTTGTTCTGTCAGCATGCGATCCCGAAAATAGCTGCGATATCGAAATTTGGGATCAGTCAGCATCACCACATCTCTAGGCTTGTCAACAACGGCCTGCACTGCTGAGTTAAACCTCACATAAGACAGTTTGGCCAAGCGATTCAGCAGTTTGACATCGTTGCTGTAGATATAGAGAATGTTGTAGCTGATTATCAGCTTGATGTGTTCCCTACAACGCTCTAATTCAAAGAAGGCTGCTGTGAGGTTGTCCAGCACATCACCCTCGATCTTTCGCTTGTGATCGAAATAGTATGTACTGTTGCGCATACTATTTCTTTGCTGAATTGTCCGCAGGAACTCAGTGTGTGTCTTGGCCCTCAAACAACCAGCTTCGGGCAAGCTTATACAGATGCCGTACTCATAGCGATCATAAAACAGCCTGTCCCTACTGGCGGGTTGAAAGTTAAGCATCAGTACCTCCAATTTGGATGATACCATTGCCGTCAACAGGGTTGTATTCCCTGCTGGCAACAAACACCACTTTGTCGTCAACCAAGTCGGCCTGGATATCAGCATCGCGCAGTTGTTCAAACAAGATCTTCTTTGACAGCGGCACACGGATCAACTCATCGATCTTGCGACTCAGGGGACGAGCACCCATCTTGGGATCGTAGCCTTTGTCAGCCAAGTAGTCAATCACAGCTTCGCTCATGTTCAAACGCAGTCCCTTGCTCAGCAAACTGGTCTTGAGCTCGTCTACAAATTTCATCACAACTTTCTTCACAGCCAAGGTGTCCAGCTTGTTGAATTTGCAGATTTGATCAATACGATTGCGCAGTTCAGGCTTGAAGAACTCTTTGAGTGCTCGGTCGTCCTCACCAGTTTTCTCAAAGCTACCGAAACCAATGT